TACACATGGCCGTAACAATGGGCCATGTCCGTCACTAACCAGTCGTTCTCCGAGTAGGTGGACCGCTCGTGCCACTCACCCGTGGTGATATCGAACACCCAGCACGCTCCCGCAGAGGGGAAGCGGAAGGCGACAAAGAGATGTCCACCCCACGTCCAGGAAAAGGCCACGCAGTCACTCACAGAGGCGTAGGAGGCGATCTTTTCCTCCACCCCATGCTGGGACACCCTCACCGGGGTTTGTCCGTTCAAACGCCTTACAGTGCCGTCTGAGGCCAGCCAGAAAACGGAGTTATCAATCTTGGTAACCCCGTGCTTGGCGGCAATGCCCAACTCAATGAACCCGCTTGCCGTTCGCGCAAAGGGGAATCCCGACCCCCCAGCGAGCCACCAGATTTCCGTCGATTCCTCACCGAACAACAGGGCCTGCAAGTGATCGACGATCAGGGTGATGAGGTTGTCCGGGGAACCTTCGGCCGTCGCAAAATCCAGCGCAGCCCACGAGGTCGCATCGTTCAACGCAGACCCCACGAACCGTCCTGATCCTGATTCAACCCCCAGGATGTACCCACTCAGGAAGTCCACCGCTTCCAGTGAGGGAAGGTCGGCATCTCCAATCGCGGCTACCGTTGAGCCGTTGTAGTAATACCCATTGGAAGTAACGACCTCCGTGCCGTTTCCCGTGATCGTGAGGCGATCAGACCCCGGTACGGTTCCAAGATTGGTCGCCGTGCCATTCTGGGTGATCGAGTACAGCGAAGTCCCTGATACTGCATAGAGAACATTCTTCTGCACGAACATCCCGCGCCCAGGCCCGTTTCCCAAAGAGGCGAGCGTGGAAATCCCCGGAGGACTCATCAACTCCACCGGACCTTTCCCAAGCGTCTGCTGTGCGTAGCAGTTCACCAATCGGGAAGGCACTCGTGACGGTAGGTTGTACGAGTGAAACGGGAGCGGGAGCGTGGGCATTAGAGGTCCGTTTCGATGTTCCAGCGATACGACCCACCACCAAGATGGGACATATCCAGCCCTTTCATACCAAGTGAAATCACCCTGCGAAGGATCAGCTCGTACCCTTCATCAGCGGTTCTCACCGCTTCAGGAGTAAGCGTTCTCTGGAAGTGGGCGGCCATGTCCATTGCGAGCCGACCGTAAACCCCCTTTTCCGCCCAATCGGGAATGGGGCAGGGATCTGTGGTGGAGGACTGCTGGAAATACCCCAATGCAACCCCGTCCACCTCCCACCCGGAGAGCATCTGATTCAGTTTACGAAGCGCGAACGCGCCATCTTCCGCTGACGCACTCTCACCGTCCGCAATGACCCCTAGAAGCTCAAGGGCGTCCTCGATGATGTCCAGATTGGTGCTCATTTCACCGCCTGCAACACAAAGCCCATCGTGTCGTGCTCTTCCCTGACGGAGAGAATGTCAAAATCCGCCTGATAGCAGTGTCGGTAGTCAGTCATGGCCGTCTTACCTACCTGCTCCGCGTATTCCTTCTGGCTCAGGAACGCGAGCGAGCCTCGGGTAATCACCCGCGTATGCCCCGGATCGCCCCATGCCCACGGCGAGTCCCACATGGGAACCGAGGCAATGAAGTACCCACCGGGCTTCAAGATCCGATGGAACTCCCCGAACTGATTGAAGAACGCCCGAAAGTCCCCCTGAGTGCCGATGTGCTCCAGGATCTCGTAGGCGTGGACCTCATCGAACGTGTCATCTTCAAACGGATACGGGACGATGTTTAAGTCGTGCAACACGTGGGGATTGCACGTCTCGTCCCAATCCATCGTCACCAGTTCGCACCACTCCGAAGGAATGGCGGAAAAGGTGATTTTCTTGGCGCGGGAATTCCCCGCTCCTAGCAGAAGTTCCATCAGGCCGCCGTGCTCACGGACTGTTTCGCCGCGTGCTCTTCGACCAGCCGATTAAGGTAAGCGTGGTAATTGCCACTGAATCCGCCGTGTTTGAAATCTATATCCGGCCAGACGGGAATTTCCTTCCCGTACTTCTTGCGGTAGTCGTCGCAGAAGGAGAAATCCTCTCCGACAAACCGGCCCTCTTCATCGAACTTGGTGTAGAAGAGCCACGGCACCGGCCCGTCTTGTCCCTTGATGGGGACTTGCTTCGCCTCCGCCGCCATCTCTTCAATGACATCCCGGCGAATGCACAAAAAACCCGTGGGCACCCGCTCGTGCATGACCCACCCATCCTCCACCCACAAGCCCCCCGTTTCAGGGTGAACGGACCACTTGGCCGGGTAATCCTCGGGGGTCTGTCTGCGTGGATACACTCCAGCACAAATCGGCAATCCCGAGCGCATCAGGCCAATGAACGCCGACGCCGGGAACTGCACGTCCGCATCGATGAAAAAGAGATGGGTGGCCTCTTTCTCTTTCTCCAGGAACATCTTCACGAAGATATTCCGGGCCAACTCGATGAACGCCCCATTCCCCATCACCGAAGCGGTTAAGCCAACGTTGTACAGGGGACAGCAAAACGCCGACTCCGCGAGAGCCTGCGAATATCCAGTCTCGACTTTCCCGTCATACGCCGGAGTTGCAACGAATGCATACCACCGCTCCGGCTTGACCCGCTTCTTGTCACCAAGTCGTCTGTCTTGCACAAGCTCTCCGAAAAGGGGGAGAGGCCGAAGCCCCTCCCCCCCGTTGGGTTACGTCAGGTCCAGTTCGTACATGTGGCGGTTCGCCAGCTCGGGGTACAGACCACCGAAGCCCCACAGCACGTCGATTCGGCACGGAACCGTGTCCGTCCCGATGGCGTACTGCCGAGCAATTCGCATGGAGATACCGTCGAGCGTCTGCCGAGCGCCCCACGCACCGTACTGGCTCACGTCCTCCAGGTCCGCCGTCGCAAACACGAAGGCGTCCTTGTGGAACTGGAGGTCCTGCCCGAACGCGCTCGAAGCCGCGCCCGCACGGGTGACCGTCAGGCCGTCCGTGTTGGCTACGCCCGAGAGGACGCAGTTCTGGTAGGCGTTGCCAGAGCCGTAGATCAGGCCCGGCTTCACCGTCACCTCGTAGGAGGTCGCCGCCGTCGTCAGCGTGACATCCGACTGCACCACGAAGGTCGCGAGCTTGCCGGTGTTGGCCTTCGACTCCGGGTGGACCGCATACACGCCCGAGAACGTGATGATGTCGCCCGCCTTCACCGTCAGGTTCGTCACGCCGTCGATCTGCATGGCGGTCTGCGACACCCACGTATTCGCCGTGGTCGAAGTGCCGAGAGCCGTGCCGTTCGTCAGCGCAGCGGTCGTGAGCGAACCCGTGGTGTGCGAGGCCAGCAGGGTGTTCTCGTACACGTCGAAGCCGGCCGTGCGACCCACCACGCCTTCGCGGTACTGCTTTTCCACGTTCTGCGAGGCGTGAAACAGGCCCTTCGTCACGTCCATGAACTCCACCCGCGAGAACGGGGTGAGGATCGCGGAACGGTCCGACAGCGGCGCAAGCTGATCCGTCAGCTTCTGTCCACCCTGAGCGAATCGCTTGAACGTGAGCAGGCCGTCCGTGGTGGCGTTGGTGTAGTTGTTCACCAGCTTGTACGCCGAACCGAGCGCCGAAGATTCGATGCTCGCCGCAAGCTGCGCCATCGCGGGCTTGAGGATGCGCTCGCTGAAATCGTCCAGCGACATCGTGAGGTCCGCCGTGGTGAACGACACCGCCACCCAGCTCTGCGAGGACACAGAGAGCGGGGTCGAGCGTTCGACGTGATCCTGATACGCCGAGATAGTCGCGCCCGAGCCGGTCTGGTACTTCGCCGGCATACGGATGTTCAGCGTGGAGCCGATTTTCGCGCCCGTGACAGCGTACTTGTCGTCGTCTTTTGTGTTCGGCGAGGTTCGCTAATCCTCGCCCGCTTGCGCGGCTGCACGTTTCCGTGCAGAACAGACTATATCTTCACCCTCAGATGAGGGGCACTGCGCTTCCGGCCGCTTGGCCGTACTCCCTTGCGGGATAGTCGTTACACGTTCTCTGATGCGGACACACACCCTTGTTCATTAGTTTGCCGTGCTGGCAATTCATGCACAGCACTTGCACGACTGGCGGGCATCCATTCCTGAGCAGCCAGCGATAGGTGTGATATCCGGAGTGAGTGCGCTTGCCGAGTTCCTTCTTTCTGAACTCACCACCATCGTTGTTGATGTGGTCGAGTGTTAGAAAAGTCGGCTCGGTTTCGCCGCAACACACGCACCTGTAGCCGCCATATGCGGCAAAGACCTCTTGTCTAACGCGCTTTCGGTATTCCCTCATCGAAGCGCGATCCATCTTCAGGACTCGCGCCCGATCGGAGCCGTATCTACGCGCCTTTACTCTGGTCTTGAAACAGGTCTTGCACTGCGACTGAAGCCTGCCATCTGTCCGAACGTAGTATTCGAACTCTGGCTGCGCCTCGCCGCATTTAGTGCATTTCTTCAGAGCTTCGCTCGGGGTTGTCATACCGGAATCATACCAGTTCCAGCTTAGAGATTCCCCGAATTCACAGTGTTTAACGTCAGCTAGACTTGCGTTTACTGACGGTTGACGGACCCAACGAAGTTGAGCTTCTGATGGAGGATACGCAGTCCCTCGCGGGTGATCTGCGTGGGAGTAAGGATTGAATTGGGCATTTACCTAACCGTGTCGTTTGGCTTCCTGCTTATCCCGCTTTTTGACCCACTCCCGAAT